AGATATAACTTATGTCAAAATCTACTGGCTCTCGTGGTATTGAAGCTCCCCGCGCTCATGATATGGCTTTGATTGGTGATACTCGCCACAACCTCCACACCGCTCCCCTTTCGAAGGGTTTGCATGTTGGGGGCGGGAAGAGTATCCCGGTGGGTGGGGGAAGTGACCCTCAACAGACCCGCTATGATGATGGTGCTGGTACGGGTATGGCTGACGATAATTGTTAAAAAGTGGATAAGAGTTTATCCACTTTTTTAGGAGTCCTCTTTGAAAAGACGTATGGTTATTTGCGACATAGATTCCATATGTCGCCTCTTAAAAGATTATTGTGGAATGGTGGGGGTTCCTCCAGATGCTATCCCCATCAAACTTCTCCTAAACCCCACCAATCACAAGTTGGGAATCCTTATGGAGAGTTCTGAGTGGACCATCCCCCAACCCCCAGAGGATGTTAAATTTGTCCTCCAATCCATCTACTCAGTGGGAGGGTAGGATTTATGGCCGAAAAACTATTCACTATCTCCCCTGATGATCTACTCCAGCTTTGGTGTCATTATACGGATGGAGGGGTTCCCCTCCATGGAGAAGTAAAGAGTGTGGGGTTTAATCCCTTCCTGGAGAGATTTGTAGGGATGGAAGTAGAAAGTGATGAGTGGGAAGAAATGACTCCCCTCCATCTACGCTATGAAGGGAAGAAAGTTCTTAGTTGGAAGAAGGGGATGGAATCCTCCCCTTGGGAACTAACCCCCGATACCCCCTCTAGACAATAGAAGGGGATAGTATGGATTTATTTTTTTTTTTAAGTTTGCTCCCCCAAACCCTCCAGTCTCCCTCAACTGGACGGAAGGACCCTCCTCCAGTCCGAGGGGGAGCAATACCCTCTAACTCTTTTCTATGACACGATTAGCATATGCAATCTCGCTTGAGGAGGGATTCAACATCCCTTCCTCCATCCCCCTCCGAAGGAATAACCCCGGAGACCTCCGTCATTCCCCTCACTCCTCTCATGAGGGAATAGGGAAGGATGATGTAGGGAAGATTGATACCCTCCAACATGGATGGGAGGATTTAGACCATCAACTCTCCCTCTATGCTAAGAGGGGACTTACATTGGAGGAGATGGTAGCCATCTACGCCCCTCCCTCCGATCATAATGACACAAGGGGATATCTGAATGGACTCTGCAAAAACCTTGGAGCTTCCCCCTCCGACCTTGTTGAAAAGTATCTCACTCCTCTAGTTAAGGATATAAAATGAAAATACTCGTAATGGGCGATGCCTTTGTTGATAGATACCATATTTCCACATCTTGTTCCCTATCTGCTGAAGCTCCCATCCCTGTATGTAAGGTAGGGATGGTGAAGGAGTTTCATGGCGGGGCATTGAATGTCAAGATGAATCTCCTTTCCTTGGGAGCGGAGGCTTACTACCTCTATCCCCCTCTCCCCACCCAACACTTCCCTATCAAAAATAGGTTGATGTTTGGAGACTCCCAACTAGCTAGATGGGATGAAGAGGATTGGTGTCCTCCCTACCAGAAGGTAGATCTCCTTACCCTCCTTGATGGGTATGATGCTCTTGTGGTAAGTGATTATGGTAAAGGATCCATTACAAAGGAGGTGATCCAGATTCTACGAGATGTTTCCCAAAACATCCCGGTTTTTGTCGATACGAAGTGTGATCCATCCCCTTGGTTGGGAAGTGAGGCAATCCTCTTCCCTAATTTGAAAGAGTATAAACAATTTGAGCAGGGGTATGGGTGGTTTCCAAAGCTTGTCCTTAAAAAGGGAGAGGAGGGGGTTTCCCTTTTGGAGTATGGTACAGCAGTCCTTAGTCGTCCCTCGTTGGTGGATTATGTAGTTAGTGTGAATGGAGCAGGGGATACCCTCCTCGCAGCCTTCGTCATTGCAACTCTAAGTGGCTCCTCCCTAAACTATTGTTTGGAGTGGAGTCAGGCTGCTGCTGCGGTTGCGGTGGAGAATCCCTATACCTACTCCCCCTCAGTGGAAGAGGTGGATGAGAAGTATTGGGCTAAAAGTGGAGATGTGGATTCCTTCTAATGGATCACTCCTACTACCAAATCACGGAGGAGGTATTGCAAAATATCTCCCGCCTCTCTCCAAAAGCTAGGGGAGATGCATTTGGTATTTTAGGAAAGTATGAATTTGACCACTGCGCTGATGATCCAATCTACTGGCTAGACCAAACTCAACATGTGAAGACTAAATCCCACCCCAAAGGGATGCCTTACGTTTTTACGAAGGATCCCCACATCCTCTATGAATGTAAGACGTGCGGGGTGGAACTCTTTGGGGATAAGAGGGGAATCCATCTTGAGTCCTCTCATAAGATTGTAGCCACCTCCATCCGAACTTTGGGGGAGCAATTCATAGAACTCCCCCCAATTCGCCCCTTTACGGTGATTGAGTACATGCCCCCTATCGCCCAGGCATGGTTGAACTCTCAATTCTTTGTCATTGAAAAATCCCGAGATATGATGGCAACTTGGTTGATGGTAGCCCTTTTCAGTTGGGATGCCTTCTTCCATAAAGGGAGGCAACATATCTTCCAGAGTCAGGATGCAGGGAAGACATTAGAATTAGTGCAACGAAGTAAAATAATCTATGACAACACCCCTCATTTCCTCAAACAGATCATTGGTCCAATTATATTTGGAAAGGGAAATACAAAAAGTGGTGAACTCTTTATCCCCAGACAAGAATCTGAAATACTTGGCTTTCCTCAAGGAGCGGATCAGATACGCCAATTCCATCCCTCTGGGGTATTCACAGATGAAACAGCCTTTCAAGTTGAAGCAGCAGCAAGTTTTGCAGCAATTAAACCAGCTATCCAACAGGGTGGAAAGTATGTGGGAATATCTAGTGCCAATCGAAGTTATTTCGAACTTCTCTGCCGAGATAGATCTGATGATTAATTATGACTACTAACCAACCTCTTCAACGACAAGTCCTTGGTGATTGGGGATCCACCTTCTCCCAACTCTTCCCTCAAGGAGTGGAGGGAGCCATTGCAGAGTTTGGAGTCTTTGATGGGTTTAATACCCTCCATCTCTCCAAATTCGGGAGAGACGTATATGCTTTTGACACATTTGAAGGAATGCCCTCAGAGGAATTCCGAGAGGAGTTGGACCGGGATGAGCCCGGAAAGTTTCGGCCAGTGGCTTCCTCATCCGTCCTCTTTGGAGGCTACCCAAATGTCATCCCAGTTGTGGGACGATTTGTATCTACCCTTCTAACCATCCCTCCAACCTTGAAATTTTCCTTTGTATTTGTGGATTGTGATTTGTATGAATCCCACAAACAAGTTCTAGAGTGGATCCCTCCCCATCTCTCTAAGGGGGCAATCCTTATTTTTGAGGATTATTGGAATCTCCCCGGAGCAAAACTTGCAGTGGATGAGTTCCTAAAGGAATGGGATCTCACCCTAATTGATCCTCCATCTTACACCATTTGGAATCCCAAGGAGTAACCTTTTATGAGACTTGATGAGTTAGTAGATACCCTCGTACAACCCCAACAAGATCAACAAGTAAAAATCCAAGTCGGAGATCACCTTGTGGATTTTAAAACCCAACGTACTCACGAAAGTGGTTACTTCATCCTCATCCCCCAGGAGACTCCTAATGTATAAATTTCTTACTTCAGTTTTTGGTTGGTTCAAAGCAACTTTCACTTCGGCGAAGGCAGCCACCGCCGCAAAGGATATCCAGGTGATTGCTGCAATTGCGTTTCCTATTGTGGCAAATATTGCTGCCCTAACTGGTAATGTAGGTGCTGATGCAAGTGTCTCCCTAGTTCAAGCAGCCTATGCGAAGTATGGTGTTCCTCTCCTAGTAAAACTCCAAGAAGGGAATAAACTTGTTACTGCTACTGCCCTCCAAAACTTGGCAGTGCAAGTGGTTCAGAAGAACCTACCCCCAACCCAGGCTGGTGCTGCTACCAACATCATCAACTCTGCGGTGAATCTGGCGGTTAGTGGTTTGATTGCTGCGTAAGGTCTCGTCCTAGCCTTATGTGGAATGGAGGGAGGGTAGAGGAGAAATCCCCACCCTCCCTCCATAAATTATATTTATTTTTATGATTGAAAATGAAACACCAATGGATCTCCTCCCTAAGGTAAAAAGGAAGGATCTCTTCCCTGAGATGGATCCAGAAGATAAGGAATTGATGGAGTTAGCTTTGAAAGCTGGTCTCCAACTTTCTGAAATACTTAAAACCTATGGCACTTCTAGCTGACATCCCTACCGCTAAAGATCTCCAACAATCCATGGATGAGGTTGTGGAGAGGGTATCCCTCCATCTTACCTCATCTCTCCAGGATTTGAAAGGGAAAGTGGATTCCTCTATTGTGGAGGTTTCAAATATCCTTAATGGAACCCTACTTGGGTTGCAGGGGATTGAAGATAAGGGAGTGAAGGATCTTCAAAATTTAGTGGATTCCCTTTATGGATCCACTTTAACCATCACCATCCCCCCAATCACCATCCTTCTCTCCAAAAGGAAGGAAGGGATAAACTAATTGCCCACCCTTCTCCACTCCCAACAGGGTCTCCAGATTGTCAAGAATGACAAGAATGGGTTTACTGTTTGTACTCTCCATTTCTCCGCAGATCCCAAAAAGAGATCACCTGAGTGGAAGCGGGAGGCTGCTCAGGGATTGAGTAAGGCTAAATTCGAACAGGAATATGAAATCTCTTATGATGCCCAGATGGGGGAAAGGGTGTTCCCTGAAATTAGGGACCGGAGGGATGAAATAGTTATTGAGGAGGGACCCTTTATTGAGGATAAGTGGCCATGTGATCTCCCTATGTGGGGTGGATTTGATTATGGGGCACGCAATCCCTCCTCCTTCCACATCTACACCCTCCATGATGGTATCCTCTACGCTATATGGGAGTTATATGAACCCTGCAAAAACATCCTCTCCTTTTCCCAAAGGATGAAGGATTGTCCTTATTGGGGTCAGCTACGCTACATCGCCTCCGATCCTGATATCTTCTCCCTCAAACAGAGGGATATGAAGAGTGGCCTCCCCATAAATGTAGCCTCACAATTTCAAAGTTTGGGGATCACCAAACTCATTGCGGGATCTACAGATGAACAAGGGTGGATCACAAAGGTACAACGTCATTGGCAAGGAAAGGATATCACCTTCAAAATCCTCTCTTCTTGCCGGAATATGATTCAGGAGTTTGGAGAAGCCACTTACATCTCCATGAGTGATCGGCAACTTGAAACCCAAAACTACCGGGAAGCGATGGTGGATCGCCACAACCACTCTCTGGATGATTGTAAATATTTTATGAACTCACTCCCTCAAGGGGGAAATCGGAAGGTTAAACTCCCTTCTATGGTAAGTAATTATAGCCCCTGGAACTCCCAAAAGGAACCAAGCTTATATGATTGGAGTCAAGGCTCCGCAAGAAGGGGAGAAATTTAATTTATGGCTATCGTACCTTACGAGCAAGCATTTCCCATTGATCTTACCCAGGATAATAAGGCATCCAAATCCTCATCCTCCAATGATAAGGAGGCTCAAATTGCATCTTATATCTGCACATGGCGCTCCCAATTGAGGAGTACTTTTATCACCCGAAGGAATATTTGGGATGATTGTTGGAAGTTGTATAGGGGATTGGATGATTGGTCAAATCGGGAGGATTGGCAAAGTAAAATTGTTCTCCCTAAAAGTTGGGCATCGGTTAAGATGGCCACAAACACCATCAAACGACTCCTCTCCACTTCCAAGCGTCCATTTACAATTGAATCCATAAATCCCGATGATCTGGTAAATGTCCTCCGTGCGGAACAGATGACAGATCTGACTAGAGTATTCCTGGACAAAGCCCATTTCCTCCAGGAATTTTCGGAGGGATTGGAGTGTGGATTTATTTTGGGATTGGGGGTGTGGAAACTTTGGTGGGGTCTTGTCCCTCGGAA